TATTGATACTATTTCTTATTTATCAACTTTAAAAGATAGGATTATTAAAAAAGAACATGAGTTATTCAAAGAAATTGATAGACTTAGAGATGATAATCAAATTGCGTGGTTGGAAAACTCAAAATTAGAAGAAAGAATTGAAAAGTTAAAAAAAGATGGCAAAAGGTAGTTGGGGAGTTAATACACACATTAAAAGAACTAGACCACAGATAGGTCGTCATAAAAAACGAATGAATAAAGATGAAAAACGTAATTATAAAAAATATAGAGGGCAAGGACATTAAATGAATATGTTATTTTTAATTTTAGGATTATTAACAAATAGAACCAGCTATGAACTTGTTAAAATTCCAGTAGGTATGGTAACTAAAAAAGTTACTTGCGAACAAGCATTTTATAAATATGTTAAGTTTGTTCCTAATGCAAATTATAAACTTAACTCAATGGATGTTTGGATGACTACTAAATATAAAGGTAAAACAGTTTTATTTCATTATTGTAAAGATACACTTGGTAACTTTAAGAAATAATGGCTAAAATTAGTTTATCAGCTATTTCTCAATTATTAAAATTATCTGAAAGACGAATACAACAGTTAGCAAAAGATGATATTATTCCTAAAGCAACAAAAGGGGAATATGAAATGATAACAAGTGTTCATGGATATATTGATTATTTAAAAGCTAAAATTGGAGGGGAATATACAGCAGAGGATTTGGCAATTAATAGAAATAGATTATTAAAAGCACAAGCTGATTTAGCAGAGATAGAAAAACAAAAACAACAAGGGGAATTAATAACCAAGTATGAGGTAAAGAAAAACTGGCTTAATTTATTAAGTATATTGAAAAACAAATTATTATCAATGCCTAATAAGGTTGCACCAGTTGTTATGACATATAAAAATGTTAATGAAGTTAAATTGATACTAAAGGATAAAATATATGACACTCTCCACGAAATCGCAGGAGCAGACCTTACCGATGACAGACGGAATGTCAGACGTAATAAGGTCAAGTCTAAACCTATTAAAACCGCCGCCAAGTCTAACAGTTAGTGCGTGGGCAGATAAGTTTAGGGTACTCTCGCCAGAGGGTAGTAGTGAAGCTGGTAAATTTGAAACATCTAGAGCTGTTTTTCAAAAAGAAATAATGGATGTTTGTGCAGACCCCTCTGTTCAAGAGGTTGTTGTAATGTCCTGTTCCCAAGTAGGAAAAACAGAAACTCTTTTAAATACTATTGGTTATTATATTGCTTATGAACCAGCACCTATTCTTATGGTTCAACCAACTTTAGAGATGGCACGTTCTTGGTCACAAGATAGATTAAGCACAATGGTAAGAGATACTCCTATCATTACTAATAAAGTAGCAGATGCTAAAAGTCGTGATGCTGGAAATACAACATTACATAAAACATTTGAGGGTGGTCATATCACAGCTTGTGGAGCAAACTCTCCAGCATCATTAGCAAGTAGACCAATTAAAATTGTAATGTGTGATGAGGTAGATAGGTATCCGAGTACAGCTGGTTCAGAGGGCGACCCAGTATTACTCGCTAAACGTAGAAGTGCAACATTTTGGGATAGTAAATTAATTATGACTTCAACACCTACTGTTTCAGGTGCGTCTAGAATTGAGAGAGCTTACGAAAATAGCGACCAAAGAAAATTTTATGTACCTTGTATTCATTGTAAGTATAGTCATATCTTTGAATGGAAAAATGTTATTTTTGATAAAGAATATTTACACAATGCACATTTAGTTTGTCCAAAGTGTAAAGGTAAAATAGATAATGCAGATAGAATAAGGTCAATAGCAAAAGGTGTGTGGAAAGCATCAGAAAAATTTACTGGAATAGCTGGTTTTCATTTAAGTGGTTTATATAGCCCTTGGATTTCATTGGAAGAAGCTGCTAAAGAATTTTTATCAGCAAAAAAAATGCCTGAAACATTAAGAGTGTTTGTTAATACATATTTAGGCGAAAGTTGGGAAGATGAGGGCGAAAGAATTGATGATTTGGGATTATTTAAACGTAAAGAAGAATATACCGTTCCTGATGAAGTTGTTTTAATTACAGCTGGAGTTGACATCCAAGACGACAGAATAGAGATGGAAGTAGTTGGATGGGGATTAGATGAAGAAAGCTGGAGTTTAGACTATCTCCGAATATATGGAGATCCCTCTGCTCCGAACATTTGGAATGAATTAGATACACATTTATCTAAAACATATAACGATATGAGAATTATATCTTGTTGTATAGATAGTGGTCATCATACTAATCAAGTTTATAAATTTTGTAAACCAAGACTTGCAAGACGTATCTTTGCAATTAAAGGTCAAGCTGGAGATGCTAAAACTATTGTTGGTCGTTCATCTCGAAACAACATCATGAGATGTCCATTGTTTCCTGTTGGTGTAGACACAGCTAAAGAATTGATATATTCAAGACTTAATATACAAAATGCTGGTGCTGGATATTGTCATTTTCCCATGAAGTATGATGAGGAATATTTTAAACAGCTAACAGCAGAGAAGATTGTAACAAAATATAGACGAGGATTTAAAAGACGAGAATGGGTGCTGACCAGATCAAGAAACGAAGCATTAGATTGCAGAGTTTATGCTTTGGCAAGTTTAACTGTTCTTAACGCAGATTTAAAAATGTTAGCAAAACAAAAAGCCCAAACAAAAAAAAACCCTTCAAGGTTGAGAGATCGTAACAAAAAAGGTAATTTCGTTTCATCGTGGAAAAATTAAATTAAATGGCAAATCTATTTACAGACGTACCAGAAAAAGAACCAATAACTTTTTATAAAGGCGAAACAGTTGTTTGGAAAAGAACTGATTTAGGTACTGATTATGCTCCATCAAGTCATTCTATGGTTTGGGAAGCATCATTGGAAAGTAATGGTTCAACAAGATTTTCAGCTACAGTTACAGAGTCAGGAACAGAATATACATTTACACTAGATAATTCTGCAACAGCAAATTATACTGCTGGAGATTATAAATGGTTTTTAAAGGTTCTTCAAACAAGTGATAGTGAAACATTAATTATAGATTCAGGAAAAATAACTGTTAAAGATAATTTTTTTGCGACTACAACAGATACTCGTAGTCATGCAAAAATAATGGTTGATAAACTTGAAAGTCTATTACAAGGAAAGGCAGACTCCGATGTATCTAGTTATTCTATTGCTGGTCGTTCACTTAATAAATTAACTGTTGAAGAATTGCTAAAATGGAGAGATTATTATAAAGCTGAATATCAAAGAGAAATACAAGAGTTTAGAATAGGAAATAATGAAGGCTCAGGTGCAATAGTAAAGGTTAGATTTGATGACGCTTCGTGATAGAATAGCAAAATTTTTTGGAAGAAGAAATACAAGGTCTTTTTATAGTGGAGCTGGTACTAGCCGACTATTAAGTAATTTTGTTCAAGTTAGTAAGTCAGCTGATAGTGAAATTAAACAAAGTATTCAAGTTTTAAGAAACAGAGCAAGAGATTTAGCAAAAAATAACGCATACGCTAGAAGATATATTAATTCCTATGTTGACAATGTTGTAGGCCCAAGAGGTATGCACCTACAAGTTAGAAGTGTAGACCCCAATGGTGCTCTTGATAGTTTCGCTAACTCACTCATTGAAATGAGATGGAAAGAGTGGAATAAAAAGGGAAATTGTACGGCAGATGGTAAGTTGTCGTTTCTAGAATGCCAAAGACTATTTTCAGAAATTTATGCACGAGATGGAGAAGTATTAGTCAGAGTTATTAATAATTTTGATAATAAATATAAAATTGCTATTGAATTTATAGAAACTGATAGGTTAGATCATGAATTAAACAATAATTTGACCAATGGTAATACAATCCGAATGGGTGTTGAAATTAATCCTTTTGGTAAACCAATTTCATATCATATTTTAAAAACACACCCCCATGATGATTTTAAAACTATGGAAACATATTCAAGAGATAGATATAACATTATTCCAGCAGAAGAAATTATACATTTTTATCATCAGGAAAGACCCAATCAAACTAGGGGTGTTCCACCATTATCATCTTGTTTAAAAAGTTTAAAAATGCTGGATGGTTATATGGAAGCAGAATTAGTTGCGGCACGAGTAGGTGCATCTAAAATGGGTTTCTTTAAATCAGGAGATGGAGCTAGTTATACTGGGGAAGATAAAACTAATACCAATAATCCTATAATGTCAGCAGAACCAGGCACATTTGAACAATTACCTGTGGGAACAGAATTTCAAACATTTGACCCTCAACATCCTACAAGTGCATTTAAAGATTTTACAAAAGCAATCATACGTTCAATAGCCAGTAGTTTAAATATTGGTTACAACACTTTGGCTAATGATTTAGAAAGCGTGAACTATTCTAGTTTAAGACAAGGTGCTTTAGAAGAAAGAAGTCATTATCAATGTGAACAGCATAGAATGATTGAGGGTTTTATGAATGTTGTTTATGCTAAATGGTTAGAAATGGCTTTTTTAGCTGGTAATTTAAACAATCTTCCTGAGGGTAAATATAATAAATTTAATTCTCCAATTTGGCGACCTCGTGGTTGGCAATGGATTGACCCTAAAAAAGAAGTTGATGCTTTACAAATTGGAATGTCTAATGGGTTTTTATCACTCCAAGATGTTCAAGCTGGTTATGGTAGAGATGTGGAAGATGTTTTTGCTAGTATTAAAACTGAAAAAGAATTAGCCGCAAAGTATGGAATTAACTTATCATTTGAACCATTTGGTGCTAAACCAATGATTACACCATCTGAATCTGACAAAAAGGTTGAAGAAGAAGAAGAAAAATAATAGACACTAAATATATGATTAATTTAAAAGAGATTGTACAAGATGACTTGGACAACAAAGGGTTCAGTAAAGAACCTAATATCAAAAATACTGTACTATCGAAACCTAAAGAGAATAAGGAAGAAAATCACGAAGACAAAAATACTAAGATTGAAGAAAAAATGATTACACAAAAATCAGATAATAAAAAACTGTATCGAATATTTGGGTTTGATACAAAGGAAATTAGCGAAGATAACAGAACTGTTAATTTGTCGTTTTCTTCTGAAGAACCATACGATAGAAGTTTTGGAAAAGAAATTTTAAGTCATGATCCACAAGACGTGGATTTTTCATTTATTGCTAGTGGTAGAGCACCTTTATTACTCAACCACAATTTTGAAAAGCAAATAGGAGTCATAGAAGAAGCTACAATCAGCGATGCCGACAAGGTCGGTCGTGCAGTCGTTAGATTTGGTAAATCAAAACTAGCTGACGAGGTTTTTCGTGATGTCATAGATGGCATTCGCAGTAATGTGAGTGTGGGCTATGAAATAATGAAGATGGACAAAGTTAAAGGCGATAAAGGTGAGGATAAGCCAACTTATCGTGTTAATTGGAAACCATTGGAAGCGTCTATTGTTTCCGTACCAGCAGACACAACTGTTGGCGTAGGACGCAGTAGGTATGATAATTCAACCGATCAAGATAGTCCTAAAGAAACTATTGAGATTATAACTAAGGAAAAAACAATGGAAAAAAACAAAGAAACTCCAAACGTTGCTCCACAAGTTAATGTTGAAGAACAAGTCGCTAAAGCGAAGAAAAACGAAACAGCTAGAATTAAAGAAATTACTTCTTTAGGTTCAAGACATAATTGTTCTGACCTAGCAAGTAAGGCAGTTAATGACGATGTTTCTATTTCTCAATTTAGAGGAATTGTTCTAAACAAACTTGGCGAAGCAAAACCTTTGGATAAGAAAGATGAAGTCGGACTTTCTAACAATGAATCACGAGATTATTCTATTACTAAAGCTGTTAAAGCTATGGTATCTGGAAATTGGTCTGGTGCTGAACTTGAAAAAGAAGCGTCTGATGAAATCTCAAGACAAACAGGCAAAAGTCCTAA